GGTGACTGTGCCGTTTGAGACGGTGGCAGTTTAGAGAAAGGATACCTCAGAGATGGCACTCTACCCAGTTGCCGGTTGCAAGCTTTGGATCAGCAATGCACTGTTCGCTGAACTTTCAACAGACGTGACGGGCGCGAGCTTTGCTGGCGTGACGTGGGTTGAAATAAAGAAGTGGACCCAGATGGGCGCTTTCGGTGACGCCGCCCAGCTGATCAGCACGGATCTGATCGGTGAAGGTCGCACCAAGAAACAGAAGGGAACCCGGAACGCTGGCAGCATGGCGAACACCTTTGCTACCGATGTTTCTGACCCCGGCCAGATCAAGCTGTTGGCGGCCAGCCAGAGCTACGATAACTACGCGTTCAAGATAGAGTTGAATGACAAGGCTGGTGCGCAGGTCAACAACAGCAAGCGCGAGTTTTACGGCATCGTCATGAGCGCACAACAGGCTGGTGGCGGAGCCAACACCGTGCAGACATTGAATGCAACGGTGGAGATCAACTCTAACATCGCCGTCACTGCGGCATCGTAAGAAAGGGTATCTAAATGGCTCTTTATCCTGTTGCCGGGTGCAAGATATTCATCAGCACCAACTTCTTCCCGGAGCAATCAGCCGATGTGGTGGTGGGTGATTTCACCCCCGTGGTCTGGCTTGAAATTGGCAAGTGGACCCAGATGGGTGCCTATGGTGATGCGGCCCAGCTGATCAGCACGGACCTCATCGGTGAGGGGCGCACCAAAAAGCAGAAGGGCACCAAGAACGCCGGGTCCATGGCCAACACCTTTGCCACGGATGTGTCTGACACCGGACAGCAGAAACTGCTGACGGCGGCGGGCAGCTACGACAACTACGCGTTCAAGGTGCAGCTTAACGACAAGATCACCACTATTAATTCCACCCGATTGTTCTATGGTCTGGTCATGTCTGCCCAACAGGCAGGCGGTGGTGCAAATACCATCCAGACGCTGAACGCCACGGTGGAGATCAACTCAAACATCGTGGCTACAGCAGCCAGTTGATTGTTTGAGGAGGTTCTATGAACGACGTAGGCAATAGCTTTGACCTGTCACGCTATGACGGGTTGCAGGAAGCACAGGAAGCGGGTGTTGACGTAGACATCCGTGACCCCAACGGCAAGAAGCTCGGTATCATCATCAAGGTGGCTGGGCCGGACAGCCTGCGGCAGCGCAAGGCCATTGAGAAGATGGCCGCTGACAGATTGGCATCAGACGACCCCAGCCCGCTCTCCCCGGCTGAGCTGTTTGACCGGCAGACGCGTGGCTTGGCCGTGGCCACCATCAGCTGGAATGAGTTCAAGCTGGACGGCGGTATCTATGAACTGAATGAGGAGAATGCCTACAAGCTGTATCAGCGCTTCCCGTTCATCCGTGATCAGGTTGCAGAAAGGGCTGGACGGCGCTCAGCTTTTTTCGGGTTCTGGAATACCGAAGCAGACGAGGAGTAGAAGACTGGATTGCTGGCCGCAAGCCAGTAATGCCTGAGGCCGCTGAACATGTATTCGGGTATTTCAGGGAACTGTGTTGGACCCGGAGGCCCGGTTATTCCGGGCCACTGGGTCTTGAGTATCAGGAAATTGAGGCGTGGTGCCGCCTGACACAGCGCACGTTAGGCCAGCCGGAGCTTAGACTGTTGATGGAAATGGATAAAGCATACATCCGGGCCATCAACAAAAAGCAGGATGCGCCTGACACTAGCGATGTCATTGATCAGCCGTTGACAGCCGAGTTGTTTGACGCGTTGTTCGCCAGCGTGAACGATAACCGTCACGGTCATAACATGGTGGAAAATTATGCCTGAACTTGGCATTACGATTAACACCAGTGGTGTCGCAAAGGGTGTAGCCGATCTTGACACCATACCTCCGGCTGCGGCGCGGGCTGAAGCGGCTGTTACCAAGTTGGCGCAGGCCACCAATACCCAGCTTCAACAGTCGGGCAACGTTGCCAGTGAGTACGGGCGCAAGATGCAGGAGGCTATGCAGCGCCAGAGTGGTAGCGGGGTTTTGGGACCAAGCTTTGACTTTGACAAGATGCGGGCAGCTATCCCCGCCATTGAAAAGCTGGGGCGTGAGTTAGACCAGCTGCGCATGAAGTACGTGCCACTGGCCGCCGCTGAGGCCCAGCATGCGCAGGCACTGGCTGAGATACAGCGGGCCAACGCCTTGGGCGCGTTGAGCGCCGTGGAAATGGCCGCAGCCATAGATAAACAGACCGCCGCTTACACTCGCTTGCGGGCGCAGGCGCAGGCTGCCAGTGGCGGTAAAGGCGCGGCCAACGACCCCATGGCGCGCATGAACCAAACCAACATGATGTACCAGTTTCAGGACATCGCGGTCACCGCAGCCATGGGCATGAGCCCAGCCATGATCGCCCTGCAACAGGGCAGCCAGATGGCCATGAATTTTCAGGGGGCCGGGGGTATCGGCGCGGGTCTGAAGGGTATGGCCAGCGGTCTATTGGCCATGGTGCAACCAGCAACGCTGCTACCCATGCTGATCGTGGGCGTGGGTGCTGCCATGTATCAATGGCTGACCAGTTCTGAAAAGGGCACCAAGACCCTAGACGAGGCTATGAAGCAGCATACCGAGTCAGTCAAGCTGCTTGGTGAAGCTTATGGCTCAGCTGGTGAAAAGGCCAAGGTGCTGTTTTCATCTGGTGGTCAGGAATTTGCCAAAGCCATGATCAGCATGGACATCAAGGGCATAAAGCAGCAAATAGATGAACTGACCAAGACGACTATTGGGGGTATGCGCTCAGAAACTGGTTGGGCAACCAGCCTCATGGGGGCTGGACCCAACGTAGCTACCCTGAAGGAGATGAGCAATGGGTTTGCGATATTCAAACCGGCTATAGACGAACTCATAGAAGGCGTGCGTGCAGGGCGTACCGAGCTTGATCAATTCGGTGAAGATGTAGAGCGCATCTTCCAACGTGAATTGCCCAAGGCAGCTGACCCGGCAGCACTTGCAAATCTACGCGATGCCATACTTATGCTGGGCAGCGAAGCGCTCACGGTATCTGGTAAATTTGCACCGTTTCAAGAGTCCATTAACAAACTTAATCTGGCATTTGCCGAGGGCAATCTCACGCCTGACCTGTTGCGCCAGATCAATGATGAAATACGCTTGGTTGGAGAGCTAAACGGGTTTCAGGAGCAGGCCAATGAAGCCATTGCGCTGGAGAAAGAACTCGTCAACCTGTTGAACCTGCTGGAGCAAATCCGCATAGCCCAATTCAGGGCCACTGAAGCTGTCAGGGATCATCTTGCTTCAGAGCGTATGTCCAATAGTGAGGTGGAAGGTTTTAATGAACGACGTGAACGAGATTGGAAAAGGGAAGATGACCGCATAGCTGCTGAGCGGCAACGTCAACGGGCGCGCACCAATGATGAACGCATGGCGGCGGCGCGGGCTGAGGCTGAGGCCAACAACCTTGTCAAAGGACCCGACCGTAATCGGGCCATTGATCAAGCAGTTCAACGTGAACGTGACAAGATCAATCAGGAAGAAGCTGATGCCCTGCGCAAGCGCACTGAGGGTCTGGATGATCTATTGAGCAAGCAGCAGCTTGAGCTTGAACTGCTAGGCAAGACGGCGGGGGAACAGGCTGCACTACGTGAGGAGTATCAACGCACTGAGGAATACCGCAAGTTTGCTCAGGAGCGCGGTATTGAAATGGATCAGCAAGAGCTTGATCTGATCCGTGAGAAAACCAAGGCGTATGGTGAGCAGGTTGACCAGCTGAACGCCGTGAAGCTAATGCAGGATTTGCTGTTTGAGCAAAGCCTGATTACCATGGATGCTACTGAAGCAAGCATAGCGCGACGGCTGCGTGGCACCGGGCTAGGTATGGATAGTCCGCAGGCGGGTGTCATGCGTGATACCGCAGCCCAGACGGAACTGCGTGACTTTGCACGCGGCACCGCCAAAGACTTCCTAGGCAGCTTTGCCGATGTGCTGACCAGCGGTGGCGATGACATGGGTGAGCGGCTGGTTGAGGCCATGGTAGGTGCGGCCCAGCGCACGCTGGACAAGATCCTAGACCGGTTGCTGGACGACATCATCAACACCATCCTGTTTGGGCAGGGCGGGCAGGGTGGCGGTGGTGGTGGGCTGATAGGAACGTTCACGGATGCCCTGCTGGGCGGCGGCGGTGGCGCGGCCAACAGCAATTTCCCCTCTGGGCAAGGCGTGTTTGCCCAGATGCTGGGCGTGGGTGTTGATGCTTTGACAACGGGTGGTACCGGTGGCGGTGGTGGCGGCGGCGGCGGTACGATAGCCGGTGGCAGTGTGCCGCAACAGGTGTGGAACTATTTCAAGGGTCAGGGCCTGCCGGACTTTCAGGTGGCTGCTATCATGGGCCATGTGCAGGCGGAAAGTGGTTTTGATCCCGGTATCAAGGGTGATAATCAACAGGCATTCGGGCTGTTTCAGTGGAATGACCGCAAGAACGCCATGGTCGGTGACGTAGGACCCGACTGGAGAACTGATGTCAAAGGCCAGTTGGACTTTGCCATGAAAGAATTGCGCACCAGCGAGTCTGGTGCATGGAACGCGCTGCGCGGGTCAACCAACCTGCGTGAGGCAACGGGCGCATTTGGTGGCTTTGAGCGGGCGCGGGGCTTCTCATGGGACAACCCTGAAGGCATTCACAATTGGTCCGGTCGTTATGCCAATGCGCGCGCTGCATTTGGCAAGTATGGTGGTAGCGGCGATAGAACAATAGACGATAGTGCCGCTTCAGTAGAGAAATTTGACAGCTCGGTTAAAAAGGCAGTTGAGTCGGTTGACAAGGTGCCCGCAAGCTCCGCAAAGATCATTGAAAGCTTCACCGACCTTAACGGTATATCCGGTGCAACGGCCAAGTCACTGGG